CATGCTGGACACGATATATCATGGAAAGATACTCTTTATAGAGTTATTCGTGATGGTGACGTTGTTCTAGTAGATTAAACCTAAACCGGAAACCACAAATCATCAAACCTAAAACAACAAACAAACAAATTATTAATCAAAAAATTTAAAATTATGAATTATTTGTATTTCGCAGAAGGAGCGGTAGAAACAACTGGTGAAGCAGCAATGTTTCCAGCTGACGCGTTTTTAGGTTTCGACCCGATATCTGCAACGACAACAAGATTGTCTTTTAAAGCAAGAAACAATACAGGTATTAAAGATGACGACGTATTAGTTCAACATGCTTCTGGTAAACACATAGAGGTTGCTGAGTTGATTGCTAGTGTATTAGAGCCAAGTCCTGTTACTAGAACTAAGTTTATAGTAGTGGCAGACGAGGCAAATAGTGTTTATTTAGATAATGGAAATGGTGCTGGTTTAACTGGAACTGTTGAAGTAACTACAATAGCTTAATTATTAACAATTTAAAAAATAAAAAACAATGAAAAGATATCTTTATTTTGGTGAAGCTACGGTAGAAACAACAGGTGAAGCTTGTATGTTTGCAATAGATGCATTCTTAGGAATGACACCAGGTGGTGCGGCGGTAACTCAAATGCACTTTAAATCTAGAAATGGAGCTGCTACAGATGATATAGTATCTGTAACGCATACTGGAACTACAACAAAAGCGTTTATGACAGAAATAGTTAAATTTATGCAAAACAATCAAAAAAATCCATTTTTGATGGTAGCAGATAGAACTACTCCTAAAGCAATAACAAACATGATAGTAAGTGTAGCAGTAGCAACTGAGGCGTAATATAAACTTTAAAAAATAAAAAAATGAATGTAAAAGAAACATATTTATACTTTGCAGAAAATGAAAGTGCTGATGCAGCGGGAGATTCTCACGTTTATCCAGCATCAACGTTTACGGGTATTGACCCTATATCTGCTACAACAACAAGAATTTCATTTAAAGCCCTAGCTGGCACAGCGGCAGACGATGATATTTTACTTACACACGTAACTGGTAAATATAAACAAGTTTGCGAAGCTTTAGCACACGCTATGAGTGATACTAGCGGTGAGTTAGTAGTTTTTGCAGATGAAGACAACACTATTTATCACAACAAACTTCGTGAGTTAGGTTGTATAGATGGAAGCTCAACAGTAGTAACTACACTAGGTTAATATTGAGACTAACCGCGCAGGATCTGCGTGAATTAAATATCCTTAAGTATTACAGGCTCACTAGAAAGTGGGTCTGTAAAACTTACG